CGCACCTACAATCAGCGGTTGCCATACAGCGCCTGCGGCTACAATGCAGGTGTCCAGCGGGGCGGCATATTCTTCATTGGGGCATTGGTCTGCCAGCGGCAGATCCGCTTTCGGCATTCTTGTCATGATCACGCTGTCATCCTCTGCCAAGTCAGCGACCATGCGCAGCGTCTCCGGCGTGTATTCAGGGTGGCCGTACAGGATGTAACCGCAGCTGCCATTACTGAGCATTTGCTCGCCGTCAGGCAGGTCATATAGAAAATAGGCCTTGCTTCGTTTGCAAATGGATAGCAATTTTTTGAAATTCATTTTTCCGTCTCCTTTATGCTGATGCCGTGAATGTACAGCATCAGCTTTCTTTTGATGATGTATTCCTTTGTTTTGGCGCCCTTGGTGTCCTCTACCACCCATTTCCAGGTGCCGTCCGGCTGGCAGACCTCATATACAAAGTCCGCTTTATAAATCACCGGGCGCTCTTTTCGGTGTTCGCCGACCCCTGCCGGGATCAACTCATAAGGGACCTGCTCCCGCAGGTTGCGCACCAGGCCGTGCCGTTCCAACAGTTGCAGCTCCTTTGCCCGCTTGCACTCGCTCCGACTGTCATAGGTGCGGCCGTCCATTTGGGCTTTTACTGCGTGGTATTTGTTCCCGCCTTTGGCCCGCTGCCGGAGATACTCCTGGTACTGGGCAGCAGTCCAGTGTTCTTGGGTACCCATTAGCCCGCTGCCTGTTTCTCTACGGAGTAGGCCATACGGATGAATTGGTGCTCGACGGCGCCAATCTTCCTTTGTTCCTGCTCCATGCACTTTTGCATGTACTTACTGGCCAGCACTGCCTCCTCAAATTCCCGGCGCAGATCGTCCGTCATGCCATACTGGCCCAGGCCCTTGGTGCTCTTAAAGGCGTCCCACTTAGGCCGGATCAGCGGGTGGTTGATGTTTAGCTTGAAGCCGTAGGCGTTGTGCGGTGCCAAGATCAGCTGGGTTTGGCGTTCCTGTTCCAAGTTTCGCACCTTGTCCCGCATTTGTTCCCATTGCTGTATGTATGTCATTGTCGCCCTCCTAACACCGCCGGTGCGGTTGGTTCTTTGAGATCGGGCAAAGCACATAGGACTGGTACTTGAACCCGGTGACTTCGTCCTCCCAGTTGTTCAGGGTGTCCCGGACAACATAATAGCCCTTTGGTGCCTTTGGCTCGTCCGCCCAGTGGTCATTATAAATGATTTTGTACTCCGGCTCCGGTACGGTCAGGTTGCGACTGCGGCTGTAGCATACCTTTGCTTTGGCCGTGTTGTACTTACCTTTGTGCCCTTGCTTGATATGTGTTTCCTCACGCAGGTACCCACCGTAGGTGTGGTGGTCTCTGTCATCAACCGGCACAAAGTCCACCCGCCCATACGGCCACCGAGGCAGCTTGGCTATGTCGATGCCGGACAGCGCCATGTGAATATGCGGGTTCTTGTCCGGGGTCTCAATGGCCCTCATCCATTTGAACTCCACACCTGCCTTTTTGTAGGCATATCGCAGTTTGACCATATATGCCGCCCACAGTTTCTTGATCTCTTGCAAATTCTTGGGTCTGTCCGCCTTACGGAATGTAAAGGTAGCGGTCAGATCACCTGGACCAAAATTGGCGTTAAAAATCATCTCTTGCTGTAGGCACGCCTGGCGATTGTTTACAATGGCCTGGGCCTCACTTGTTTTGCCGTAGTTGCTCCCTCTGGTGCATTTGTGTTTGCTGCCATAGCGCGAGGAGTAGTGGCGCTGGATATAGATACATCTTCCCGCATGGACGGTCTTTTGCACCCATGGCATTTTGGTTTGCTCCTTTCTGGACGGACCGGCACTCTATGGAAATGCTGGAAAACGCTGATCGGCTCCCGGGTGGAAAAGCAAGTTTCCCACCGGTTCACCGGCGTGTTCCACATTCCCACAGAGCACAGCTCCTCATTATGCGGCGCGGGTGCACACCCTGTTGCCGCCGGTCTCCTGCCTGCGCCTGAACCCGCTGAAGAATGCCAAGCGATATATATTTTTGCCGTTGGGGTTTTGCGCCTAAAAATAATACTTTGAACGAGGAGCAAAAAAGGAGCACAGACCCCTTTTTTCGCCCTTGCCGCACGGCTTGTCCTTGACTTCTCTGCGGTCCTTGATATATAATGTAATTAGCGCAGGCGTTTTACTTTCTTTTCGCCGCCTGTGTTCAAGTCGACTGGTCGCTCAGTCGGCTTTTTCTTTTTGCCCGCCGCTTTGTTCGTCGCCATACTCCAGCGGCAGCATAATGGCTGTCACTTTCGGCAATTCCATCAGAGCCTTGGTTTTCCGCTCTGCGATGACTTCCAGCGCCTCGTAGTTGCCGTCGCCACGCACATACACGGTATCGCCGGCTCTGACGGTGTTCCACGGCGCCCGCAGGACAATGTGGTCCTCGTCCAGTTTAGCAATTACCAAATCAATGTAATCTTCCATTTTCATCATCCTTTCCAAGTTGAATGGCGTGCAGATACGCCAATTCAAAGTCTGTCAGCGGTGCTACCAGCACCACCTTGTGGTTTTCGTCCTCAATCACCAGCCGTTTATCCTGCTGCGGCTCGTCCTCGTCCTTGGGCAGCACGAACACTGCCAGGGCGATCAGCCCACATCCGGTTCCGCTGCTTGCCACAGACACCCACCAATAGGGGTTGTCCGCCACCAGGCAGCAGCCAAGCAGCACCAGCAAAAAGCCGGTAATCACCAGGACCACGCCTGCCTTTTCTCGTTTCGTCATTGGTTTTCTCCTTAATACTCCACCGCTTCTTGGCGGTTGATGAAAAAATGAATGCCATGCGAACACTCGTTCCATCTATCATCATCGAAAGAGTCCGGATGCACATATTCGCCGATCTTATATTCAATCGGTTCATAAGCATGGTTGGTCACATGATCGACTTCAGCCTGGCTACCGTCCATATTCGTGATAGCCACCACCTTGGCATAACTGGCTCTGCACTTTCTCGTGGTTGCTGAACAGCGTTTTGCGTCTTGTGGAATCAAAAGTTCGATAATGTATGAGCCACACTTTTTAAACGCTGTGAAAGAGCCTCTTTCAGGACACACAAGCGGTATGAAGGGAATGTTTTTGGCTCCACGCAGGTTGGCTTCACGCAGGTTGGCTTCACGCAGGTCGGCTCCATACAGGTTGGCTCCATACAGGTCGGCTCCACGCAGGTTGGCTCCACGCAGGTTGGCTCCATACAGGTCGGCTCCATACAGGTTGGCTTCACACAGGTTGGCTCCACGCAGGTTGGCTCCACGCAGGTTGGCTTCACGCAGGTCGGCTCTCTCGCCGCCGTCCTCATCGTTCAACCACTTACGGTGGCGTTCCAGTATCTCTTTCAACTTCTCATTATCCATTGTTATTCTCCTTTGCAGTTGACTGCAAAATCAATATTTGCCTGCATTATAGGCGTGGAACGCCGGGGCGAACACAGCCAACTTGGTGCCGTTCTCTCCCAGCTGAATGAGAGGAAAGCCCGGACGGTGCATATACTGCCTTGCTGTCGGTATGCTGCAATTCAGGTATGCCGCCACATCTTCCGGACCAAGATACAGTTTTGCACCCTTGGCCTTGACCTCTTCCTCTACAGCTTCGGCGGTGCGGATCAGGTCGATGTAGCTTTGCAGGCGCTCCATACGCTGCTGCACAGCGGCGTCAAAGTCGTCCATTGCCAAGGGGCTGTCCTTGTTGATGGGTACTTTCATTATTATTTCTCCTTTCGATTATTCGGCCAGCCCTTTGGGCAAGCGGCAGAGCCGCAAGCTGCCCGCTGCACGGCAAAAATGCCGTTGGCGATAAATGTGTGATGTTGGGTGGGGCGGGCACCGGAAGCAGGAACATAGGGGGTAATTTGACAAAAAAGAAAAGAAGAAATAGAAGAAATGAAAAAAGGTCCCGCTGCCTGCGTATCTCTGCCGCCGCCCAAAAGGCTGGCCGCGTATTTAGTTGTTGCGCTCGGCGATGATCTCGTTGATTGCGCCGAGGATCCGCTCTTTTGCCTGGGGCGGTTTGCGTCGGCCAATCAGTATTGAGCTGATGTAGCTGCGCGTGTAACCCATATACTGCGCGAGCTCAACTTGTGTGATCTTGTTGATGTGCATTTTTCCGATAGCCTCAGCGATCCACTCGTCCATTGTGTTACCTCCTTTTCTGTGCTTTTGTGCACAAATGCACACTTTTTTGCATTTTGTAGTTTACAAATGCGTACAAGCGTGCTATAATGAGGCTGTTCTGAGACCTAAGATAACAGCGCGAGTCCGCATTTGTTGACTACAGTTGCCATTATAGGCTGCCAGAGTGTACTTGTCAACACTAAAAGTCTACATTTGCGTACTTTCGTGATTATGCACAAAAAAAGTGAGGCAAAATTGTGGATTTTTTCGAGAGATTTACTGCACTCTGCAAAGAAGAGGGCGGCACTACGACCGGCGTTGGGCAGTCACTTGGTTATTCCAAAGCGACTGTTGGCCGGTGGCGCTATGGTAGCATACCGTCAGCTGACGCTTTAACCGCTATAGCCGAACACTTTGGCGTGTCGGTGGACTACCTTTTGGGAAATACGGACATAAAAAATCCCCCGGACCAACAAAGTCCGGAGGAAATCGCCAAAGTGGCACTATTCGGTGGTGACGGAGAGGTTACCGACGAGATGTGGCAGGAAGTTAAAGGATTTGTAGAATTCATTAAAGATAAGAGAAAGAGAGAGAATGAAAACAACTGAGTCCCTGTTCGATGAGATCGAGCGCAACAACATAGAGGTATATCTGGGCAGTATGCCCGCTGCCAAGTCTGCGTCCGCCAATATCGGCGATGATTATTACATAGCATTGGACGAGCAGAGCCTGGAAAGCACCGCAGAGGCCCGCTGCCGCCTGGCCCACGAAGCCGGGCACTGCATAACCGGGTCGTTCTACAATCTATATGCCCCGCTTGACCGGCGTAGTAAGCACGAACGCCGGGCAGATAAGTGGGCGGTAAAGAAGTTGATCCCCAAGGCCGAGTTGGAGGCGCAGCTGCGCCAGGGGCTGGAGCCTTACGAGCTGGCCGAGCATTTCAATGTGACGGAAGAGTTCATCCATAAGGCACTTGAATTTTACTTTGAATGTGGAATGTCATAATTCACAGCGTGCCGTGATTATAGATGTAATAACTTAATAGGAGGAAAAAAAGAAATGGGTCTGTTTACATCAGCAGAAGAAAAGGAGAGAAAGAAACAAGAGGCTGCCAAGGCTAAGCGTGACGAATTCATCGAAAAGTACCACCTGGAGGAGTACGCCGACGATATTCCAGAACACGAACTCAACCGGATTATAGAGACTTTTAAGGGAAATGCGGCCATTACTGTTGGCAGCGTGCTGTCCAATGACTATAGCCCGGTGCTGTTGAATATCAACTCCATGCAGGAAGCGATATTCAATCAGAACTGGATCATCATTAAGTTGCTTGCGAATATCAACCGCAACCTGGAGGATAAGGCGTGAAAAAGTCATACAAGATTTTACTGTACGCACTGCCGCCGTTGGTGGTGGCAACACTGCTTGCCTGTGCAGCTTTTCCGCCGTTCCTGATTGTGTCTGTTGCGCTGTTGGTGATTTATTACATTATTCTTACCAAGGTGCTAAAACTGATCCCCGCAGATGAGCAGGAAACCGCCCAGCATGAGCAACAGGGTACATACTACATGCCGCCTACGGTGCAGCAGCCCGCTGCACCACAGCCAGTACAACAGGCAGTTGTTCCGCCTGCCCCTCCGGTCGCAGAGCCACCCGCCGCACAACAACCGGAAGCGGACAGAGAAAAGTCCGTTGCCGAACAGCCCGCTGCTGTTCCGCCTGAGCCGGTGGCAAAAGCGGAATCTATACCGCCCGCTGCCCAAAAAGAGGTGGAGCCTGTGGCACAGTGGGTCAATCCAAGGTATGCTGACGAGGCAGAACACACGGACCCCGAACTGGAAAATATACCGAACATATCCGTGCATATTGATACGGAGCCTGTTACAGTTACACTGCCGGTCGTCGAGATGAGCGACCCGGAGCCTGACTCGGCAGACGATGATGACGAGCCGGAAGAAAAATGTTTTTATCGGCGCGGCTCCCGGCTGCGAAAGTTTCCAGAGGAGTTTGTAGTCATTGACTTTGAGACCACCGGCTTTTCGCCTATTCAAAATGAGATCATAGAGGTCGGCATGTTAAAGGTGTGCGGCACCGATGTGGTAGATAGCTACCAGCAACTTGTCCGGCCCAACAAGCCGGTATCTGCCCGGATCACCAAGATTACCGGGATCACCAACGAAATGTTGAAAGAAGCGCCCGCTGCTTCTGATATAATGCCTGATGTGCTGGACTTCATCGGTGATCTACCTCTTGTGGGTCACAATGTGTCCTTTGATGTGGGTTTCCTTGTGCGCAACGCTAATCTATACTGCGATGGCGACACGGCTTTTTCCTCATTCGACACAATGCAATGTGCTAAGCGGGAGTTACCGTTCCTGCCCGATTATAAGCTGGGCACGGTGGCTAACTACTTTGATTGCCAGGATGAGACCGCCCACAGAGCGCTGGCCGACTGCCACTCAACGCTGGGCTGCTTTATTGGCCTTATGAACTATAATGAATAAATAAAAAAAGCCCTACCCTGCGCCAACAGGGTAGAGCCGATAAGCAGGAGATGTGCGTACACATAACCCACCCAACACTGGTTATTGTACCACACCCCTGCTCATAAATCAAGCAGGGGATTTTTGCGCCCTTTTTTAGGTGCTGCCCGCTGCTATATGCAAAGGAGAAGTGTGTACAATGCCAAGAAAAAGAGGAAACGGTGACGGAACCATCTATAAGATGGAAAGCAAGGGCTTATGGGCTGCCCAGTTGACTATAGGCGTGGACGCCAACGGCAAGCCGAAAAGAAAGACGATATACGGTAAACGACAGGCAGATGTGCGGGCAAAGCTGGACACTCTGAAAAATGAACTTGCCACCGGCTCTGTAATTGAGCCGGACAAGATCACCGTTGCACAGTATATCTTATCACTTATCGAGACAGACCGGGCACTAAACCAAATAGGGGACAACACCTACCTGCGTAAGTTGGGTAGCTATAAACGGATCGCCGCCAGCTCCATAGGCGACTGCCCGCTGCAAGCTGTGCGGCCACCGCAAGTGACCCAATACCTAATAGAGATCACCAGCTGTTCCAATTCAGTGATCGCCAAGGACTATGCCCTGCTGGCCCGCTGCTTTCGCACTGCTATGGACAACGACCTCATCCGCAAGGATCCTATGCGCGGAATGAAAAAGCCAAAGAGCAGCAAGGCCACCCGCAAGGTGCGTGCGTTGACCGTAGAGGAACAGGCAATGTTTGTACAGATCATGAACGGCCAAGAGCGTGGCTGCCGCTACTGGGAGCAGATGATGTTGATGTTATGCACCGGTATGCGTATGGGCGAGATCAACGCCTTAGATGTGCACGATGTCAATTTGACATTCCGCACCGTGAATGTGCGGCGCACGGTGACCAAGGACCAGACGGACCACGCCGTCATAGGCACCAAGACTAAGACCTACGCCGGGCAGCGGCTTTTAAGCCTGACGGACGCACCGTTCCGTATTCTGTCCGAATATATAGAACAGTGGCAGCCCAACCGCTTGGATCTGCTGTTCTACGACTTCAAAGGGCACAAGGTGCTGACCACCAGCCAGGTCAACTTACAATTTCAGCGTATCTTGAAAAAATACAATGTGCTGGATCCTGCCGTGCCCGGCGTGGTGTCTCTCCACAGTCTGCGGCATACATACGCCACCCGCTGCATTGAGAGCGGTATGCCTGTTAAGGTGCTCCAGAAGCGCCTTGGTCACGCCAATATTGAGACCACCCTAAACACCTACTGCGATGTGTTCTCCGATTACGAGAACAAGTACACAGAGGCAGCAGACGCCTATATGCAGCAGCTTACCCCGAATGCTCCGCAGAAAAATACTGCCCGAGGATAAGAAAAGAGAAGTGCTCCCTTGGGGGGGCACTTCTCTTTTACACATAAATAAAAAAATAGAAAAATATTTCAAAATCATCAAAAAAACACTTGACATACTGCAAGCAGTATGGTATAATTAAGTCAATGAAAGGGGGTGAGAATATGAAGCCAAACAAAAAGCCTACCGCATTTGAAATCGCAGAACTTGTTATCCAGACAATCGCTGCGATTGCGGCCTTGATAGCGGCAATCAAATGGTGGTAGGCACCAAAGAGGGGCGAAAGCCCCTCCCCCTTGCGGGGATCGGCATATTTATTATATCGTAAAGAAAGGAGTTTTTCAAGTGGAAAAGAATAGTTTTTGGATGACCATTTTGTGCGTGCTTTTGGTGGTGTCTGTCAGTGCCGGAATGAGTATTCCACTGCGGGTAGCCATTGGCGGCTGTGCGCTTGTGATCTTGTGCAATGTGATCCGTAAGGTATGGAGGCTGTGTCATGAGTGAAGCGAAAAGAAAGACCAGAACATCCACACAGGTGAAAGCAAGATATAACCAAAAGGTGTATGATACTATTTCCGTGCGTGTCCCCAAGGAAATGGCTTCCGCTTTTCGTGAGAAATGCGCTGACGATGGTATTGCACAGGCACAGATTATCAAGCAGGCGATCGAGCAGTTCTTGCAGCAGTAACGGCGTTGCAGTACTGTTGCAGTACAGATTGGCAAAAAGCCCGCTGCTAAGCCAAATTTTATGCCTATATTCTTGTCACTCCGACCATAAGGACAGCTTTTCGGCTGTCCTTTTTTATTTTGCTTATTATTTTCGGCTTAGTTAAGCCAAATTTCCGCTTACACAAAAAGCAAGAGAAAACAGAAAACTTTTGGCGTTACAGTACTTATTGCAGTACTTTTTGAGGCAAAATACAGAAAAAGCAGGTCATGGCCGTACCGATCATGGTGGTAGGCCGTCTCTGCCTTTTGCTCATCGGACAGCATGATTGCCATACCCCGCAGCGTGTCCAAAACCTCCTGGGCGTACTCGTCACGCACCGTGTGTTCCAGGGTGCTGTCCAGCAGCTTTGCAAAGAAGTTCTTGATGTTTTCCACAACGGACTTCTTTTCTTTGGGACAGGTCGGTATCTTCCGCCAGCCACTTGGCGAACTTCTCGCCGCCCTCCTGCGTACTGGCATCACCACTGATGAAGTCAAAGATCATCTCGCTGACGGATCTTCTTTGCCTTAAAACCATTATACAGTCTTGCCGCCGCGGCTGTCAACGCTCAGCGCAAGCGGATCCGTCATGTGTACCAAATAGCGGACAATAAATGATAGTACCAACGATCGCCGCGCAATCGGTTAGCGGTTGAAATGGGTTCAAAACCGCGTTTGCTAATAAAAGGACAAATCTGAACCCTTCTTTCGTATAGCTATCAATGCAAAAAGAGCAAGTCCGAAGACTTGCTCTTTTATAGATTCTGTAATTCCGGGAATTACTCCTTGATAGCGGTAACAACGCCGGAACCAACGGTACGGCCGCCCTCACGGATAGCGAAGCGCAGACCCTCTTCAATAGCGATGGGGGTGATCAGCTTAACATCCATGTTTACGTTATCGCCAGGCATGCACATCTCGGTGCCCTCGGGCAGGGTGATCACGCCGGTAACGTCGGTAGTTCTGAAATAGAACTGGGGACGATAGTTGTTGAAGAAGGGAGTATGACGACCGCCCTCTTCCTTGGTCAGTACATACACCTGACCGGTGAACTCAGTGTGGGGATGAATGGAACCGGGCTTAGCCAGAACCTGACCACGCTCGATGTCGGATCTCTGAACACCACGCAGCAGGCAGCCGATGTTATCGCCGGCCTCAGCATAGTCCAGAATCTTACGGAACATCTCAATACCGGTGCAAACGGTCTTGGAGCTCTCGTCCTTCAGACCAACGATCTCGACTTCCTCGCCGGTCTTCAGCTGGCCTCTCTCCACACGGCCGGTAGCAACGGTACCACGACCGGTGATGGTGAACACATCCTCTACGGGCATCAGGAAAGGCAGGTCAGCCTTACGGTCCGGAGTGGGGATATACTCGTCAACAGCGTCCATCAGCTCTTTGATGCATTCGCAAGCAGGATCGTCGTTGGAAGATGCTTCCAGAGCCTTCAGTGCGGAACCCTTGATGATGGGGCAATCCTCATCAAAGCCATACTCAGCCAGGGTCTCACGAACTTCCATCTCAACCAGCTCAAGCAGCTCGGGATCGTCCACTTGGTCGGTCTTGTTCAGGAAAACGATGATTGCGGGCACGCCTACCTGACGAGCCAGCAGCAGATGCTCCTTGGTCTGTGCCATGGGGCCATCGGTAGCAGCGATAACCAGGATAGCGCCATCCATCTGAGCAGCACCGGTGATCATGTTCTTAATGTAGTCAGCATGGCCGGGGCAGTCCACGTGTGCATAGTGGCGCTTGTCGGTCTCATACTCAACGTGAGCGGTGTTGATTGTGATACCACGCTCTCTCTCTTCCGGAGCCTTATCGATATCTGCATAGTCCTCGAACTTTGCATAGCCCTTGTTTGCAAGGTACTTGGTGATAGCTGCGGTCAGAGTGGTCTTACCATGGTCAACATGGCCGATCGTACCAATGTTAACATGGGGTTTGGTTCTGTTAAAATGTTCTTTTGCCAT